TAAAATCCTTATGTATATCTTTTACATTTACATTATCATTAACAGTTATTTCCGTTGCAACGATTTCAACGTTCGTTAATTCCGTTAACTCTTGTTCTTTTTTAAGTCTTCTTGCTTCAGCACTTTTTTTACCTGCATCTGACCATTGTTCACGTTTACCTTCATACTTTTCTAAATCTCTTTTAAGTTGTCTTTTGATAGGAATAAATGCAACATTTACAATAGGGTTTTCAGTAGTAGGTTGTTTATCATTTACATATTTAAGTATATGCTTAATTAATTTACCTGCTATTACATCTTCTAACTCATCAAATAATTCTTCATAATCTGCATATAGCAAAAAACCTTTTTTATTTTCAGCCATAATTAAAAAGGGTCGTTAGATAGTTTAGCAATTTCTCTTTTTAGTTCATTAACAAAACTAATTGCAGTTGATTTGTCTAAAAAAATAAATGATTCAGGAAATTTTTCAGTTTCACTTTTAAAAAAAGCTATTGAAATTTCAGTTTTACTTTTTCCACCCATAGAGTTTAATGGGTTTCCAATTTTTAAAGCACCATTTGCTTCATAATTACTTGATGAAGTAAATATTTTTTTTACCATAATTTGTAAAGGTTGTTAGATACCAGTAAACTATTAAAATGGAAAAGCCACAGATTAGGTTGTAGCTAACTGTGGCTTGTTCCTTTATATTTAACTTTTGGAAAATTAAAATTAGGAATGTGAATGGCTACAACCTCATTCAACTCTTGCAAATATAAATATATTATTTCATTTCAAAACACAAGATGTTAACAATTTATTATTTTATTAAAGTCAGTAAGTATTTTGTTGTACTTATTTATTACCAACTTGTCATAGCTTAATAAACTATCAACTGTTTTGATTCCGTGTATTACTGTTGTATGGTCTTTGCCAAGTTCAGGTACACAGCCTTTTTTTTTAGCCATATACAACTCACCTATTTCTTTTAAAGATAACGTGGTGTTTTCACGAACTATCTTCATTGATACTTGCCTTGCCTCGCATTGTAGCCTATGTCGTGTTGTAGCGATTAATGTTTCAATTGGAATTCCGTATTCATCTGCACATAGCTTTACTATTATTCGTGCTAATTCATTGTCGCTGTTTACTTCTTTGCTCTTGCAAAATAAACTTACTACTATGCCAGTGTTCTGCTTTATTTTTCTTTCTGCTTCAAATATTATTTTGCTGATTATTTCTTGTTTTTCCATTTGTTATTTGTATTTTATTTTTAAAAATTCTAATTCTAATTCTGTCCACTTGTATACTCTTGTTTCTTCTGCTAATAGTTCCAAGTCTTTTACTTTTTGCTCACCTATTCTATTTACTAATCCTTGCCTATAATTGCTTTCATTTCCGTTTAAATATGTGTTACACTTCCTGCACTGCTTATGTACGTTTAATTCGTGAAATATTACACCACGATATAACTCTGCTTTCTTGTAGTGACCACCATCCCAAAGTTTAGTTTCTTTTATGCCACAACTGATACAAGGTGAATCTTTGTCTCTCATTCGTATCCACCTTTGAAATATAACCTTCACCTCGTTTACTCTTTGAGTATATGTCTTTAACTTTTGTAGCTTTACTTTCTTTTCAAGTTTTAAAATATTACTTTTTACTGGTTTACTAAATGCTAATTCAATCGCACATTTAGGAGTACAAACTACTTGTGTTGATTTATAAGGAGTAAACATTACCTGACAAACTTTGCACTTCTTTTCTTTCATATTAGTTTAAATTATTATGCTTAAACCTTGTTTCAAGTAATACAAATGTTTGGTTAGTTTCGTGTGTTGTAACTTCGCTAACATCTTCTATGGCTGCAAAAGTTATCATTCCATTTGAGTTTGCAGTAACTTTATACATAACTTGTAAATCGTGCTGCATATCTTCTAAAATTTCAATTAAGTCTAATACTGTCATAGTTTTTTGGTTAAGCAAGGCAGCGATTAACTGCCCTGCTGTTTAAATTAAAATGGTAAAGATTCAAATGCTTTGCTCAAACTAATAGCATTGATGTTATGATACCACTTGCCATTAAATTCTCTACTATCCACACTAAATTCTACTTCTACTTCACCACCTACTTTGTGGTTCTGCAACTGGTCTTGTTTCATCAATGTAAAACAAATTAATTTAGGGTATTTAGGGTCAAGTGTTTCAATTACAAACTCTGACTTGTTCCATTCTTTACCTGCTTTTGATAAGCCTGATACTACTTCACCGATTTGGGTGATTTTTCCTTTTACTTTGTACATAACTATATTATTGGTTGTTTTAAAATGTTTATTAATGCATCTCTTTGCTCACTTGCTGCTGCTACTTCTTGAAGTATTTTTGCTTGAACTTCTAAATCTGCTTTTACTATTTTGTAAAATATCCGTACGTTTAAAGGTAAATCTATTTCAATTTTGTTGCCATCAAAATCATAGTTAGTTGATGTTAAATACCTTACTAAATAGTGATTTGTTACTGCAGGATACCCTAATGCTTCGTTGTGTTTAGTTAGCGACATCATTTGCATTTGCGCTTGGTAAAAGTATGCTTTAGGTACGTTTTGAAATTCAGGCTTACTATCGTTTATCATCATCATTTTTTGTTCAAAGAACTTTTCAGTTGGGCATTTTAAATCAATACTTGCAGTCATTACACCTTCAAAATCTATTAGTGCTGCATCAGGAGTCGAACCACAGTTTTCGTTAATTGGATAGTAAACCGAATCTAAATATATTGCGTTTAATCCTGTTACCTCTATAAACGATTCTAAAGCCTCTAATTCGTTAATATTTCCGTGTTCGGTATGTTTACTACTAAAACTTTTTGCATAGCCTTTAACCGCCTCTATTGCTTTATCCATAATGTATGAATCTCTCGTAGCACCTTTGCCACCCACAAATAAATTGTGGATGGTGGATGCTGTGAATTTACCGAGTCTATCGCTACTTAACATTTAACAAATCCTCCACTTCTTTTGTAAGGTGATACTTTGCTTTTACCTTGTTAATGTCGCCGCCATTCTTTACATAGTCTAAAGCATCGTTAAATCCTTGTGTGTTTTTAGCCAGTGTAGGTTTAGCATCTGCTTTTGGTTTTACTGCTGCATTCCCATCATCATCTTCGCTACCTAAATTAACCATTGATTGTAAACCATATCTTCTTGCATAGCTTAATCCACTTCCGTGCGATTGTGCATCGTTTTGTTTAGCACAAATAATCTCGGTGTAACCTGCAATCCATTCGCCTGATTCGTGAATTAAAAGTGTTTTTACAAATGGTTTTCCATTTATTTCAACTGTTGGTTGCATTGCACATATTCCGTTTTCATTTAGTGCAGGAATACAAGCCTCACGTACTGCATTGATGTCTGCATACTTGCTTTTAAAGAAAGGGTTTGTTGCTGATTTAACAGCATTGCTCATTGATGTTTGAGACTTTACTAATGCTTTTGCAATTAGTGTAATTTGTTCTGATTGATACTTTAAATTTTCCATTGTTTAATTTGTTTTCTTGTTTGTTCTAATTGATTTCTATAAATACAGATTTGTTCTGAATACTTATCGTGTTGCAATATAACTTTTTTTGTTAATATATTCTGCAAAAGTATTATTATTTCTTCTTCAAGTTCTTGAATTTGAGATAATAAAAATTTTTCGTTATGTTGTAAATCTGCTAATTTCATTAGAATAATTCTTTTAAAACACAATCATATACAAAACTTGAATCGCAGTTTAATTCTTGTATTTCTGCATCTGTTAATTCAACTCCATTATATTCTGCAGATACTATGTAAGCATCGCAAAAGTCAGGATAATCACTGGTGTCTATTCCACCTAATTCTATGTTACTTATTTTATCTAATTCCATATTATTTCTTTTTAAATTGTTCAAACCATTCTTTTGTATTGTGCGGAGCATCATTAACAAACAATGCAATTATCTCAAATACTTCTTCCTCACTATAACTTCTTTCTTGTTGCCATTTAGCACCTTTAATAAATGCTGTTCTTAGAAACTCACCATCAAGTTTCTTTAATGGATTAAACCTCCAAGATGCTTCTTCAAGTTCTTCTTCTTTGTTTTTCATTTCTAATTCCATTGCTGTGGTTGGCTAATAAGGTTTAAAGTTGCAGTGATTGAATATAGCAACCATTGCGCTTGTTTTGTTTTTAGAATATTGCGTTCATTTATTGCTATGTTTCGTAATCTATTTATTTTGTCGTACCTATTACGTAGTGTGTCTATTCTGCTCATAATTTATTTTTTAAATGTTTGGTTGTAGTATTTTTTTCCAGGCAATTCATTGTCTAATCCAATTACTTCTATTTGATTACAAGCATCAATTATCTGTTTCTTTTCCATTTCTTTGGCTTTTGCAAATAATCCAAGTTCATTTACGCTATAATTTTGCAGGGCAATAAATTCTTGTTCTAACCATCTAACTGCTGTTTGTTTGCTCATTTGTTTTCGGTTTTAAGTTTGTGTACTAATTCTTTTTGTAATCGCCACTTGTTAGCTGCTTTGCCTAACTCTATGAATTCTTGGTCGTCACATTCGCCAGTGTGTGTAATTTCTAAACAATTCTTATAATACTGCCATAGTATTGCTAACTTGTTTTCTTCTTCTTGTATGCTCATTCTTTGTACCCTCCATCCGTATTATAAAGTTCGGTTATTGTTTCGTTCAATGGCAGACCTAAAGCATTTTTTATAGCATACACATAAAGTGTCTTGCATAGTGTTGGCGATTCACTTATTATCTGCTTTTTAACTGTTTGAAATTGCACTGCCATATTATCAGCTATGTAGCCAATTGCTTCTTGGCTTTCCAGTAGTTGCAATACTACTTCTTTTTTTAGACGTTCTTTTTGCATAATTTTAAAATATAGGTTTTATTTGTTTTTTGATTTGTGTACACTCCACTTCTTTTCATTGCTCCACTTATTGAACCTGTTGTAGTGCATAATAACCTACCTGCTTTAGTCATACTTACCTTTGTTGCAATAAGTTCTTTAGTTGCACTGTAAATGTCTATTAACGTAGGTGCAAAGTTTAATTCGTATCGTTCCAATGGTGTCATAATGATGCTTTCTCGCTGATTAAAGTGAATACTTTGTTAAACATTGCATCAAATTCTTCAGCACTCGATTCTAATGGTGCTAAACTTAATGCACTACTGGTTGTACTCGTTGCGATTGATTCTCCATTTGAATAAGTGCATACTAATACTGCTTCTGTTTCACTTACTATTTTAAAGTAGTGACAACTGTTTTTACGGTACGCAGGTAATTGTAACTCGTGCGTTTCTTCTACTGTTTTTTGAATTGTGATTTTCATTTTTTGATTTGATTAGTCTTGTGTGATTAATAAGATTACGTATGTTAAAAATATCATTGTTGCTAACATAAGTACAAATAGTACCTTTTCT